CAGGTGTGTCTGATAAGGGTGTATATGCAGGTGAGTATGGCTGGAGTGCTGGCATTACTGCACCAGACAAAAATGCGCCATTGATGGTAATGGTTGCCAGAGGCGGCGGCGGAGCACCGGCAGGTATGGGCTTTACCAGCGAAGAATATCTGGGCGGAACTAGCCCTGGCAATAATTCCTATCTACGAAAGATCACTTATCTTCAACCTGAACATCAGGCTAATATCATATATTCATCTTACGGATACCCGGGCGGAAGAGCCGGTAGTGGTTTATCTGCTGGTGGTGGTGGTGCCGGCGGCCCGGGACTGGATGCTACTGTAGGAGATAGTTTTGGTGGCTTAGGTATTGAATGGCCTTACAACAGTAACAACTATTACGGTAACGGTGGCTCGGCCAGGTCGGCTGCTGATATTTCTTTGTTGGTTCCTGGTACTGTGGGCAAAGGTGGCGGAGGTAATACTCCAACTGCTGGCAATGCTGGAACAGTTATTGTTCGATATGTAATACCGGGATCATATACACCACCTAGTACAGTGCCACTGAGAAATTTAATTGCACATGGCGGGTTGGTTACTTCGACCAGTACCTACATACAACACGAGTTTGGTAGTTCTGGAATATTTTATATTATAAGACCGTCGAATATTCCTGATTTCTACATTGATGTAATCACTATTGGTGGTGGCGGTGGCGGCTCTGGAAACAACCACTATGATAACAGTACCACCGGGAGACCCGGGGCAGTTATCTATACAAGAATACCGTTGACTGCAGATCAACAGATTGCGAACGGATTAGGAGTAATCACCATTGGCGTAGGTGGGTCACCTGGAACTTATCATTATGGGGACGCTTATGGTAGCCCCGGAACTGCAACAACCTTTATCCTGGGTCCTAATAACCTAGGGGCCCCAGGTGGCGGTGGCGTAAGTTACGGCGGATGGCCAGGCCAGGAACCTTCGGTGTTGATAACCAATGGGTTATTCTCTGATAACACTACATCGTATGGTGGCAGTGGCGGGAAATACGGTGGAACACAACCTGTGCCCGGATGGGGCAATTACGGCAGTGGCGGATACGGTGCTGTTCCGTATGGCTACCACGGTGCTGGCGGGGGCGGCTATGCCGGCGGTGTAATTATTCGTTATCCAATTCTACCGACTTGAGGTTGATTGTTACACTAAATTAATCTATAATACTAGTGTAACTGAGACTAAACTTGACCAATTCAGTAGTAGACCGAACCATTGACTTATGGAAAACTGGACGCCGTGTAAAAACGGCTGCGTCTGGTTGGCTCAGTGCAGATGCGCCCTGTTGCGTACACCATGGCGAGAATGCAGACACTAGAGGGCGTGGCGGCCTAATTCAAAATGGTGACAGCGTTAGTTATCATTGTTTTAACTGCGGGTTCAAAACCAGTTATGTGCCTGGCAGACCACTAAGCTATAAGTTTCGCAAACTACTAGGGTGGTTTGGCGCCGACGACAATCAAGTTCGTCAACTGGTAATTGAAGCTATTCGCATCAAAGAGCAGTTTGAAATACTACAACCTCAGGCCGTGCCCGATCCTGAGCCAGTGTCTTATAAGGTTAGGCCATTGCCCGAGGAGGCAACAACTTTCAGTGGCCTAGCTGAATTTTATAAACTAGCCAACAAGGATAATTATCCTACACAATTTATTGATGCAGTTCAGTACATTGGCAATCGCGGCATTGACATGCAACGCTATGAATTTTACTGGACCCCACAGCTTGAACATAAATTAAATTACAGGGTAATTGTGCCTTTCCACTGGAAGGGTCAAATTGTAGGCTGGACTGCCCGCACATTGGTAGATGGAATCAAGCCCAAATACTACACAGACCACGAAGCAGACTTTGTGTTCAACATGGACGAACAAAGACCTGACAGCAAGTTTGTGATTGTAGTCGAAGGCACATTTGACGCCATGAGCATTGACGGTGTTGCTATACTAGGCAACGAATGCAGTGAGCGGCAGGCAGACATCATTGACAGTTTAGGCAAGGAAGTTATTGTTGTTCCAGACTTTGACCAGCATGTTAACGCCAAGGGTCGCAGAGTCTGGCCCGGGTCTATGTTAATAGACCAAGCTATGGAATATGGTTGGTCTGTGGCATTTCCTGTATGGCGAGAAAACTGCAAAGATGTTAATGATGCTGTGGTAAAATATGGCCGACTGTTTGTGTTAAAAACTATACTGGACAGCGTAGAACATAGTAAACTTAAAATAGAAATCCTAAAACGAAAGATACAAAATGGTTAAAGAGTACAGCGCAGACTTACAAAAACTTTTTCTTGAAATGATGTTGCAGGACGCACAAAACTATGTGCGAGTGCAGAATATCTACAATGCAGAAAACTTTGATCGCAGTCTGCGTTCTGCGGCACAGTTCATCAAAGAGCATGGCGATCAATATAAAACATTGCCTACACTGGATCAAATTCGTGCCACCGCAGGAGTAGAGCTCAAAGCCGTGCCCGACATGAATGAAGGGCATTACAATTGGTTCTTTGAAGAATTTGAAAGTTTTACTAAAAAGCGTGAGCTGGAACGAGCTATTCTTAAAGCCGCCGATCTATTAGAAAAGGGCGAATTTGATCCAGTGGAAAAACTTATCAAAGATGCAGTACAGATTAGTTTAACCAAGGATTTAGGCACTAACTTTTGGGCAGACCCTGAGGGTATGTTGGCCCGATACTTTGACAACGGCGGGCAAGTCAGCACTGGCTGGCCGCAGATGGATAAACTGCTATACGGCGGATTCAGTAGAGGCGAGCTCAATATCTTTGCCGGTGGGTCTGGATCAGGTAAAAGTTTGGTAATGATGAACATTGCGCTGAATTGGGTACAGGCAGGATTAAACGGCGTATATATTACACTAGAACTTTCGGAAGAGCTAACTGGTCTGCGTACAGCGGCCATGCTTACTAACATGAGCACCAAGGACATACGCCGAGACAAAGAAACCACTGCTCTTAAGATCAAAATGGTGGGTAAAAAATCTGGCACTTATCAAGTAAAAGCACTGCCGGCACAGAGCAATATCAATGATATTCGTTCATTCTTAAAAGAATATCAAATACAAAACAATGCTCGTGTTGACTTTATGATGATCGACTACTTGGATTTGCTGATGCCCGTTAGCGCCAAAGTTAGCCCCAATGACTTGTTTGTCAAGGACAAATATGTGTCGGAAGAATTGCGTAACTTAGCCAAAGAACTGGGCATACTAATGGTTACTGCAAGTCAGTTGAACCGTAGTGCTGTTGAGGAAGTAGAGTTTGATCACAGTCATATTTCGGGTGGTATTAGTAAGATCAACACAGCAGACAATGTATTTGGTATTTTTACAAGCCGTGCTATGCGTGAGCGTGGGCGTTATCAAATTCAGTGTATGAAATCGCGTAGCAGTACCGGTGTTGGGCAAAAAATTGACTTAGAATATAACATTGAAACTATGCGTATCACAGACTCTGGCGGTGAAGATTCTGGCGAATTTAAGAGCCCGGCCAGTAATATTATGCAGAGCATCAAGGCAAAAAGCACAATGTCTGACAGTACTGCAACGCAAAAACAAGAAAGACCCACTGGCACACATGCTTGGGATAAGCCCGTGGTAAAAGCCGATGTCACTGGCGGTAGCAAAGTAAAAGCAATGTTGGCTAATCTTAAAAAATCATCGTCTGAGCTGTAGAATAACTCCAATCGTTTTATTTTATCTCAATAAATACTACAATTGGAGTCTATCTTGCAAAAACGCACCCGTAGTATTCTTGACGAATTAGATAATATGTTAGCACACCGCGACAAGGACAACCTTGTTGAAAGTCGTGCTAGCCATGTAATTCAAGGTGCTATTAATCTAGTAAACTACATCAAAGAAAACTATGATGCAGAAACTGCGCTGGAATTAGAGCGCCGTTTGCTGAACAGCATTCGTACGCAAGATGTCTCAAAATTCACAAGAGGCATTAGGAAAATAAAATGAAATCAAACGAAATCGTACAAGAAGGCCCGATCGACTGGATGAAGCGTGTTGGTGCTGGTGTTGGCGGAGCAATGACTCCAGGCAATGATTATGATACTGCATACCAACAAAAAGCTCAAGAGCAACAGCTGGCACAGTATGTTAAGCAATACTACCCAAATCTCAATGCCACTATTGTTAATTTAAAAGCTCAAGGGGTACAGCCCGCAGACATGGGCAAAAGAATACAAGCATGGGCTACAAAATATTTTGGAATACAAGCGCCGCCTCCGCCACCTGGTCTAAATGCACAACAAGCACAGGAATGGTTAAAGAAGGTTATTGCCATGTGGTTGACCAGAGATGCCGAAGGTCCAGAAGGTGCACCTGCGCCTAAGCCCGGGCCCGAAGATAAAGATAAAGACGGCAAACCTGATACAACACCTGGGCCTGCGCCTAAGCCTGGGCCCGAAGATAAAGATAAAGACGGCAAACCTGATACAACACCTGCGCCAGCACCAGCACCTGCGCCAGCACCAGCAGTTGATCCGGGTGCGGCAATGTTTACAGACCCTGCAAAGTTTAAAGCAGAGTGGGACAAGTATGTTGCAGCCAAGTCTGCAGGTGGTGTTCCGTATCGTTTAATTTCTGATCCAGAGACTCTGGCGGTGTTCAAGTCTGTGTGGAAGTACGGCGGCGGTGTTCGTGCAGAATCTAAATTAGTTAAAAGAACAGCACTAACTGAAGCCATGTTAATGGAAGATCCAATCTACAGATCGTTTAAGTCTGTGGGCCGTATGATCGTAGAAAAGAAAATGACTGAAAAAGAGATCCTAGATCTCTTTGGTCGTGTTGAGCAAGGTGTAACAGCCGGCGGTTCTAATAGAACACTAATCGGTAAAGGCAAGGATGCTGTAACAGACATTGCCAGTGCTATCAATAAGGCATATCAAGGTGTAGCAGACAAGATTTCTAAATCCGGCCCTGTTTCTGGTGCAGATCAAATATATGATAAGCTCACAGACAAATTGGCAGATGCTGCCGGCGGCCAAAGTGGTGCGGTAATGTCTGCGATCAAAAAATATAGAGAGTTTGCACAAAAGCATCCTATTATGCAGGGTGCTATCTATGCTATTCTGATCGCATTAACTGGTATCAGTGGTGCCGGTCTTGGTGGTGCTGCCATATTAGGCGGCATTAAAATGGCTGACAAGTTATTACTGGGCAACAAACTTAGTTCGTCGCTATGGTCTGGATTTGTAACTGGCGCTACTGCCTATGGTGTAGGACAAGCCAAGGATGCATTCTTTGGTGGCGACCCAGGTGGCGCACCTGACGCAGGTCCAGCGGCACCTAACTTAGATGCAGAAACTGCCGCTAAAAATGCAGCTTTAGGTAAAGCCTATGGAATTGATGGTGCAGACACATTAGATCAAATGAATGCAGCTATCATGCAGACTGCGGAACCCGGAACTATTCCTGCTGACTACAGTCAGCTTGGTGCTGGTGCTGGTAATGCCGCCACAGAATACACAGTACAAAGTGGTGACACACTAAGTCAAATCGCACAGACAAATAATGTTAGTGTACAAGATTTAATGCAGGTCAACCCTGAAATCACTAATCCTGATGTACTCAATGCAGGTCAGTCTATTACTATTCCTGATGCCACCGGTGATGCAGTTTATCAAGGTGGTGTTGGCACAAATGCTGATACCATGGCTAAGATTGCCTCGGGCGAATACACAGACAGCGAAATCAGTCAGAATCTTGCCAAAGGCGCCGCACAAGGAACAGCCGATGCAGGTGGTGCCGCTGCCGATGCAGGTGGTGCCGCTGCCGATGCAGGTGGTCAAACTTCCTTTACAAATCATCCTGGCACACCAGAGGATTGGGCACAGGGAAAAAATCCTCCACCGGACTGGGTCAAAGACAGTGCAACCGGAAAATATTCTCCACCATCTGACACCGGAGCAGGCGCTACAACACCAGGTGCAGGTGCTCAAACTTCCTTTACAAACCATCCTGGCACACCAGAGGATTGGGCACAAGGAAAAAATCCTCCACCAGACTGGGTCAAAGACAGTGCAACTGGAAAATACTCTCCACCAACTGATGCTGGAACCGGTACTACAACACCGGGTGCAGGTTCTCAAACTTCTTTTACAAATCATCCAGGTACACCAGAGGATTGGGCACAAGGAAAAAATCCCCCACCTGATTGGGTCAAAGACAGTGCCACTGGAAAATATTCTCCGCCAACGGACTCTGGAGCAGCAGGTGCGGCTCAAACTTCCTTTACAAATCATCCAGGTACACCAGAGGAATGGGCGCAGGGGAAAAATCCCCCACCGGACTGGGTCAAAGACAGTGCCACTGGAAAATATTCTCCGCCAACTGACGCCGGCCCTGCGACAGCATCTTCGCCAGAAGTTGCATCGGACGGCAAACCATACCCCGAAGGTCTAAGTGCAGAACAGAAACTAATTTACGATAACCCTATTACAGTTAATCCCGATGGCATGAGTGGTACTGTTAAATTTACCGACGGTACAGAAATGCAGGCAGTGTTTAATCCACCAACAGGGCCACAACCTCGCTTACCACCCGGCTCTCAGAGAATGGAATTCCCATTCAATGGTAAAATGGTCACTGGTCGTATTGTGGGCAATAAAGTATGGTTTACAAACTGGACCAATGAGTCAAAGTTTAATAGAAGGCCAGCTATAACAGAAATGGCCAATACTGTTAAATTGTACAAAAACAATGATGGTATGTTATCAATGTCCACTGGTCATCGTATTCCTGTACGAGTTATTCCAGAGGGTATGAGACAACCTAAACTACCAGCTAGACTGCCTAAAGTATCATCTAACATTAATGGTCATCGAGTAACGGTTCATGTCTGGGGTAACCAAGGCTATGTGCCTAACTTTAAAATGGAGTCTGTGGTATTTAAGAAGCGTCCTATCCGTGAGATGATAGATAAAAAAGCCACAGTTTACAAGTGGGCCCTTAATGAATCTTTAGGACGCAAGGATCACAAACCAATCTTTTTGACTACCAGTGCAGTTGGTTTAGTATTTGAAAATATCATTCGTTACCAGAATGTAGCCAAGTACTTGATTAAAGAAGCACCCGGGGACACGGGTCCTGGGCCAGATCGTCCGGCCCTTCCAGATGAAATGCGTCCCGACATGCCAGATTCAAAGCAAGCACAAGGCTTCTTTGGTAAGGCTATGTCTGGATTAAGAAACTTCGGAAAACAATTCACTACCAAAGTTACAGCCGAGAAGCTAAAGATGAATTGGCATGTTAAAGGCAAGCCAACAGAATCAGACGAGCTATGGCAATTCCTATTAGGTGAAGGTGTGCCCCAAGAAGTTTTAGCCGATGTATGGAAGCAATTGGAAATACCGGTGCCAGCGGGTGGCGAAACACCTGCACCAACACCGGAACCAGGTCCTGGACCAACTCCAACACCAACACCGGAACCAGGTCCTGGACCAACTCCAACTCCAACACCAACACCGGAACCAGGTCCTGGGCCAACTCCAACGCCGACTGCCACCGGAACTATCTTTGATGATCCGAGAAAGTTTAGAGCTTCCTTTGAGGCATTTGCCGATTCTGGTAAGAATTTGCCAATTCAAGTTAAAGCAGTAATCGGTGACATTCTCAAGACTGCGCTAAGGACTGTGGAGAGTTTACAGAAAAAAGTAAAGATGGCCAGGATGCTCGGCGAAGCTAAAGAACTCAAGAAGAAAATACAACTAGTCAAAGAGACAAAGAAGCTTCAAAGACAAATAGCTATTTTAAAAGAGTCGAAGAAAATTCAAAAGAAAATAGTAAAACTTAAAAAAGCTCGCACATGAAATTATTTGAAATAAGAAACCAGCCGGCTCCGTGGCTAATCTGCGAAGCTGCCGAAGGTAAAAATACACATCTAGAGCACCTAGAAGATCTAATATTAAATTTAGGTTACTCGGGTGCCCAAAGTGCATTTGACTATCTTGATAGTCTACGAATTATGTTGGGCCGCGGCAAGGGTAACGCAGGTAGAGTCACAGTTAAATGGGACGGTGCTCCTGCAATTATCTGCGGTATAGACCCAGCCGATGGTAAGTTTTTTATAGGCACAAAAAGTGTTTTTGCACAGGACGCTAAGTTAGTAAAGTCTGCCAAAGATGTTGTTAAGTACTATAGTGACAAACCGGGGCTTGCAGAAAAGCTACAGTATGCAATTAAGTATTTGCCTAAATTGGGCATTGGTAATGTCATGCAAGGCGACTTAATGTTCACCGATAAAGATCTGGGTCAAGCTGAAATTGGTGGCGAGCAATGTTATGTGTTTGCACCTAATACTATTAGCTATGCAGTGCCGGTGAATAGTCAACTAGGACAGAGAATAAGAGAAGCCAAACTAGGCATTGTATTTCATACTGCTTACAATGGTCCTAGTTTACCTGAAATGACAGCCAGCTTCGGCGCTACAGTATCGGGGCTAGACAAGAACAAAGATATTTGGGTCGACGATGCTACATACAAAGATCTCACTGGTAGAGCTAGCCTAACTCCTGAGGAAGACAAAGCACTGGCTGCGGCTATCAAAGGTGGCAAAGCTACGCTGGCTAAAATTAAGAAAAATAAATTTGATATTATTATTAATAATGCAGAATTTTCTAAGTATATAAAACCCTTTATTAATCAAAGAATTCGTGCCGGTGAGCAGGTTGGTGAGCCTATTGCATTTCTTAAAGAGTTTGTTACTTTTTACACAGAAAAGATGAATGCTGAAATAGCCAAACTAAAAAGTGGTGCTGACAGTAAAGCCGCACAAGATCGTATAGCTAAAATCCGTGCTCAAGAACAGTTTATTGCTGACAACAGTAATGTGCTGTTAGGTATTATGGCCAGCTATAAACGAGTCATTGAACTCAAGCTAGCCATAGTTCGTAAATTACAGCAAGTTGAAAGCAGTGTAGGTACATTTATTAAAACTGAAACTGGCTATCAAGTAATGAATCCTGAAGGATTTGTAGCCATTGGACATGATGGCGGTGCTGTAAAACTAGTCGACAGACTAGAGTTTAGTCGTCAAAACTTTGCTGGCTTAGCAGACTGGAAACGCCAGTAATTTGGATTGATTTGATAAATATTTGCATGAGGCCCTTGGCCCATATATATTAGGAGAAATAAAATGGCAATTTTCACTCGTACATCTGGTAACGCAAACGGCGTTGTACACGTAGACGTAGCAGACGGCACCGGCGTTGGTGGTATCGTTGGCTTTATTGGTCGCAAGATCTCGGTTTTCAAGCTAGACACAGGCACAGTTGACATCAGTGGTCAAACTGGTGTTGGTGGTGCAGTAGAAGCAGTTCTACGCACAGTAGCTACACAGAGCTCTATTATCGCTTATCAAGTTGAGAACGATAACAGCGGCGAAATGCGTGTTATGGTCGACGCCACTGGCTTCGACGCAGCTGGCTTACAAGTAGCAGTTCGTGCTCTAGGTACCGTTAACGGTGCTAACCTAGGTTCCACAACAGTTACCGCTGTTGGCCTAAAGAGCTAATTAGACATTGTTCTAAACAAAAAGGCAGATTCATTCTGCCTTTTTTGTTGGCCGCTAAATATTTCATCATGGCCAATATTGTATTTCAAATCTCTACATTGGTTGACATAACGGCCACAGGTGTTGTTCGCAGTACTGGCGACAACGACCTAGAAAGAAATCAACAGCGTAACTTTGAAACTGTGTTGCAAGTCTTAGGACTACGAACACAGCCGCATATTGTTCGTTGGCCCGATACAGAAATAATATCCTCAGACACTGTTAAATTTTGGTTTGGAGAGATGTACTCACAGGAACCTCAGCGCATATGGACTTTTTATTTCAGTGCTGATTATCCAGGCGCATACTCTGATGCTATAAGTCCTGTGGGCAACTTACTTAAAGATTTTGAAGAAGTGCCCGTGGTCACAGGCCTAACAGAAACAGCTAGATTTATACTGCCAATATTTTATCCCTACGGTGCTATAAAAAATATCCATTTAATGGTCTATCCAAACAAATAAATAATATCATAGTAGGTGTTCGCGAACATCTCATTAATTTAGGCACACAATCATGGTCTCACATAGGCACACATTTACGCGACATTCTATCCATTTATTAAAGGATAATTATGGCGTCGCCGACGACAACAGATATAGAAAAGAAAAGTTTGGAGGCTCATGTGGAACTTTGTGCAGAAAGGTACGCGGCCTTGGACAGCAAATTAGAATCCTTAGAGCAAAAAGTTGATAAACTCGAATCACATATTGTCGGTATCAAGGAAACTTTAGCCGGAGTAGGCGACAAGCAAAGTCGTCAATTGCTAACCATTGGTACCGCAATTATTACAGTTTTACTAACTGGTATGATCACACTGCTTGTGAATTTTATTAACAAATGAAGATTGTCGAACTAACCAACAATATTAAACTACCCATAACCAACGAGGAAGCAGACCTGTTGGCTAAATTCGATGAGGGTGTTAATATTGCTAAAAATGAATTCAATGAAAGACAACAGCTGGTTGCTAATCAACTAGTAAATAAAGATGTGTTGTTAAGGCGCAATCAAGATGGCAAAATCTTCTACAAAAAGAAAACAACGAATTAAGCCCGATCCTACACAGGTAGAGCAGGTTAAACAAGGTGTTGTTAATGCAGTTCAGTACATAACTCACTGGCAACGACAAGAGTTAATCTCTCTGTCAATGAATCGGAAGCCTGGTTCGTTGCCGGTGTGTATTCCAGTGGGTAAAGAGGCCTATGTTGTAGGCAACTACGGTCTTAGGCGTATAGGTAAAGTTTGGCAGGTTACCAGCACTAGAACTGAAAATAAACTGCATTTTAGCAAAAGATCCACTGCTCTAATTTACCTACTGTGTTCTCAAACAAAGTACCCTAAGTTGGCTGCTGATATACTACAGCAGGAATCAATTATTATTAAGCTCCTTGAAGAGCTAGATCATTTCAACTACAGCTTGGATAAGTCCAAACGCAAGCGAGATTGGTGGCGAGTAGACCACTTTACTAATCTCGCTAGTAATGTAGAATTTAAACTTTTAGAAGCCAGAAACCAATTAGAGAAAAGTGTTGATTTGGCTAAATACTTTAAAATCTGGGATAACAAGATATGAACCTTAAAGATATTAGCCCAAGGGCAACATCGCAAAAAATGAATCGTATTATGGAAAGCCGCTTTGGCTTCACCATCGATTACTCCAGCCTGAATATGGACAAAGCTGCCCGCTTAAACCAACGCATTACTGAAAACATTAACAGAATTCGTAAGAGCTTTGGATCCCATACAGCTGAAAAGAATCCTAAGTACATGGAACTATTAATGGTCCGTGAGGCATTAGGAAAGTGGATCAATGAGCGCCAACTAAACGAAGGCGAAATGGGAAAAAGCGAAGCTATCCTAGCAGCCAAAGATATGGTAGACAGCATTCAAGACATGCTGGAAAAAGTCAGCAAAATGCAAGTAGAACAAATGCCTGCATTAATTGATACTATCCGTGACCAAATTGGCAATGAGCAAGCTGATACATTTAAGAACAGTGTTGGCCAATTGCTGTCTAGCATGGTTGACCAACTTACACAGGCTCGTGAGCAAGCCGATGGTGCTGCTCGTAGCCTAGCCGGTGAAGGCCCAGTGGGTGGCGCACCTGGTATGGCCATGCCTGGCGCTGCTCCAGTAGGTGGTGCCGCTCCAGCAGCCGCACCTGGCGCAGAAACTCAAACTGCCGACAACTTTGCCGCTACCGATGCTGCCGCTGGTGGCCCTGAAGCATTAGGTAGGCAGACCAGATAATGAGAGCACATGAGTTTGTTGTCGAAGGCATCGACGACATCATTGAAGACGAAGCTGACAGTCGTGGCGACGGAAACCTAGCTAGTATACTAGAAACACTGCGTAACCGTTCACACGACACACACGATGTTCCAATGGTGCGTGTTGACAGCCTTATTAATATGGTTCGTAAGATGCCAGGCACTGAAATGTTTACAGTTGAAAACCTGATGGATGCTTACAAGACCAATGAAACAGTTAAGAATCTTATCAAAGATATCAAAGACAACAAAGATGGTGTAAAGTATGTTTATCTAACTACTTTTGCTGACGATCCGGACAGCACAGACTTAGATGCTGTAGCTGGATCTGTAACAGACCCAGAAAAAACCATCGACTCGATGGCTAAGAGAGCACTATCCAAACGAAGTTAAATGTCTTACTCTGATAAAGTTGTAGACCATTATGAGAACCCACGCAATGTGGGTTCCTTCTCTAAGGAAGACAATTCTGTCGGTACTGGTATGGTTGGCGCACCTGCTTGCGGTGATGTTATGAAGTTGCAGATAAAGGTTGACCATGATACAAACATTATCACAGACGCTTGCTTTAAAACGTACGGCTGCGGATCGGCGATTGCTTCGTCGTCACTTGTTACAGAATGGGTTAAGGGCAAAAGTCTTGAGGAAGCGGCAAGCATTAAGAATTCAGAGATTGCTGAAGAACTCGCTTTACCACCGGTTAAAATCCACTGTAGCATCCTTGCCGAGGATGCCATTAAAGCCGCTATCGAAGACTACAAAAAAAGACAACAATGAAATTTGATGTTCCTGCTGGTAAGGTGGGCATCTTTATCAGCGGTGGACTAGACAGTGCAGTACTTTACCATTTAATACTCAAAGAAAATAAAAATGTTATTCCGTTGTTGATGTTAAAAAACAACGAGCAATACAATCGTGCCTGGGCAGTAATTCAATATCTACAAAAATTGCACAATACCCATTCCGAGCCGGTATTGTTGAGAAATAAAGATATACGGCCAGCTATTCGAGAATCCATTGGCCTTGGCTTTGGCCTGATGTACCTAGGAGTTATAAAGGAGCTCGCGGAGTTTCTAATAGACTGGGAACCTAATAACTTTTCAGACTCTGAATGGGTAGTAGGACCGTTTAAGGATCTGGACAAAAGTCAAATAGTACAATTGGCCATTGACCATGATGTTGAACATTTATTTTTGATTACCCATAGTTGTGCCGAACAGGCTTTCGGCCGATGCAATCATTGCAACAGGTGTAGAGAAAGATCCTGGGGATTCAACCAATTGGGCTTGACAGATCCAGGTGTTATGTAATAATATAGATGATGCTTATTACAAAATACAATTATACTCCTATCTCTAGAGAAAGTGTAGAAGGCCGTAGACACTATTGTTTACCAGACGGTAGCAAGGTGCCCAGCGTTACTACAATCTTAGATGCTACCAAGCCCGCAGAAAAACGCATTGCACTGGCCAATTGGAAAAAGCGTGTAGGCGAAGCACAGGCCCAGGCCATTACCACCGAAGCAGCCAATCGCGGCACACGAATGCACAAGTGGCTGGAAAACTATGTCAAGGATGGCGACATGGGTCTGCCAGGAAGTAACCCTTTCAGCAAACAGAGTCATGGCATGGCCAATATCATTATTTTTGAAGGCCTGGGCAAACATGTCACAGAATACTGGGGCGTCGAAGTTCCAGTTTATTATAGTGGGTTATATGCAGGAACCACTGACTGCATTGGCGTATGGAAAGGCCTTCCTGCTATCATAGACTTTAAACAAACTAATAAACTTAAAAAACGCGAGTGGATCGAGGATTATTTCTTGCAACTTGCTGCCTACGCACTGGCACATAATTGCACCCACAACACAGACATTAAACAGGGTGTTATTCTAATGTGCAGTGCAAACAACGAATATCAAGAGTTTGAAATATCGGGCAGTGAATTTGAAATGTACACACATAAATGGCTTGAACGAGTAGAACAGTACCACCTTAATAACTAAATACTGTTATTAGGGGATAACGCAATGGCTGTTACACAGATTTCGCAGATTCAAGTACGCTATGGACTGCAAGAAGACATAGGTACGCTGGCCGCAGGAGAATTTGCCTGGGCTATAGACACACAAAGACTTTTTATTGGAAATGGTACTCTGGTTGAAGGAGCACCAATTTCTGGCATGACTGAAATCATGACTGGACAATTTGAAGTTGCAGAAGGTCTAGGACCTTACATCTATAGAGGTTTGCTAGGTGGTTACCAGGTAGTAACTGGCCCAGCAGACAGTGATATAGTTAGAAACTTACAAGATAAAGTAGATGATTTTGTTAATGTCAGAGACTTCGGTGTCAGTTCTACCGGAAACTCTGATCAAACACAAGACCTGCAAAGAGCCATTTACGAATTGTACGGTCGTGAAGCCCCGGTGACTCCGCAAAGAACACGCCGCGCACTAAGATTCAATGGCGGAACTTATCGCATCGACGGCGAGATAAAAATTCCTCCATATGTTACACTAATTGGTGAAGGCATTGACAGTGTTAAAATTATTCTCAACGGCCCGGCTGCTAAACTGGTCACTACCACTGGCAGTGATGCCGATGAAGAAGTTGCATTAGGTGAATATCCTGCGGCTGTGCATCTTAAAGGCATGACCATTCAGCGCAGCAATGACAATGATTTTTTAGTTGTTGACGGCAGCAATAATATTGTATTTGAAGATGTGGCCTTTGTTGGTCCTAGGGTTAGACCCAACACCATTGGTGCTGGATCCTGTGTTGTTGTTAGATCCACTGTAAGAGATACTGCTAATATACATTTTAACAGATGCAGATTCTCTGGAGTTGGGTATGCAGCATTGTTCGAGTCTGCACTAAAAATTGAAAATGTCACTTTCAGTGGCTGTACATTCCGTGACCTTTGGTCTGCAATTAGAATGGACGACCTTGGCGGTACCGTACATGGAGTTAAAATACGCGACAGCATATTCATTGATTTGTACAGTACTGCAATTTACGGCTCCGCTGGTGCCACTGGTATTATCAGCACAGGCAACAACTTTGTTAACTGCGCTTCTGGCTATGAAGGCGACATCACCCCGATGAGCCAATGGCAACCAATTATAGTTTTCCAAAGCGATGGTAATTACAGCTTCATGGATGTGTTTGCTAGAAATATTGAAAACAGCAGACTATTTCCTAGAGTCAGTGCTGAAATGCATAGCTATGCTTACATGAGTTTAGATGAATACTTTGCGCTAGGCACCGCTAACTACTATGCAGGAATTCGATTGGGTGTTCAAGATGGATCTACCTTTAGCTTGCCTACCGTGGCAATCAAACACGGTCTTATCAATTATTCTTTAGAACGAGGCACTATGACACGCACCGGCGTAATCAATTTTTCTTCTAAGAACGGAAATGTAGTATGGTCCGATGACTATACTGAATCAGACGATCTTGGAGTGTTATTCAACTTATCAGTGGATACTGGAAATAACAACATAATAAAACTCAATGGAATAACCACAGCCATTGGGGCAGTGACCAAAATCAGTTTTGACATTAAAAATTTAGCCTAACATAATCCTATGTGGAACCTACGACCCGACGAACGGTTACGGGAATGGAAGGCTTTTAGAGAACAACTCAGCCAGCAGTCGTTGGCTGATGCTTGCCAAAAGGTAACTCATCTTTGGAGTTACGCCCCCTATGTAACCCATTATTTAGATCCGGATCGTGCTTCTAGTGTGGCACCGTGGCCCGATCCTTGGACTCTTTTGTATGAAAATTATTACTGTGATCTTGCGAAAAGTCTAGGAATGCTGTATACTTTATATCTTAGCGAGCATCGTACTGAGGACATAGAGCTAGTGGTATACATGGACACCAAAGATCGCCAGGTCTATAATTTAGTCCAATTGGCAAAAGGGAAATATATACTTAATTTCTCATTCGACGAAGTTGTAAATAAAGCACAATTACCAAAAACTTTAGTAGTAAAACATTGCTACAATGCTACAGATCTCAATCTAGATCTATATTAAGAATAATATAAGGAAAACTCAATGACACAAATCACGGTAACAAAAAGAGATGGTTCAAAAGAATCATTGGACTTAGAAAAGTTACATCGTGTAGTGTTTTGGGCCACAGAAGGAATCACTGGTGTCAGCGCCAGTGAAGTGGAAATCAAAAGCCACATTCAATTCTATAATGGCATCAAAACAACTACCATTCAAGAAACTCTGATCAAAAGCGCAGCAGACTTAATCACCGAAGACACACCTAACTATCAGTATGTGGCCGGTCGCTTAATTAACTATCATCTGCGTAAAGAAGTCTACGGCGACTATGACCCATGGCCTTTGTTAAAGCTGGTCAAGTTCAATGTGGATTTGGGTTTTTACGACACAGGCCTTCTTGCCGCTTACAGCGAAGAAGAATGGAGTGAATTAGATCGTGCAATTAGCCACAAGCGCGATGAAAACTTTACCTATGTGGCCATGGAGCAATGGCGTGGTAAGTACCTTGTACAAAATCGTGTACACAAACAAATTTTTGAAACACCGCAGATGGCATACATGCTGATTGCGGCCACACTGTTCCAACACTATCCTCGAGAGTCAAGACTACGCTGGGTCAAGGAATATTATGATGCTATATCTCTGCATGATATCAGTTTGCCCACCCCAGTTATGGCCGGTGTGAGAACGCCACAGAAACAATTCAGCAGTTGCGTTCTTATTGAAAGTGACGACAGTCTTGACAGCATTAATGCCACTGCTGGTAGCATTGTCAAGTATGTAAGTCAAAAGGCCGGCATTGGTATCGGTGCAGGCCGTATTCGTGCCATTGGCAGTCCTATTCGCAAAGGTGACGCATATCACACAGGCGTTATTCCTTTCTATAAGCATTTTCAAAGTGCTGTAAAAAGTTGTAGCCAAGGTGGTGTTCGCGGTGGTGCCGCTACTTTATACTACCCCATATGGCACTTGGAAGTTGAAGACCTACTGGTTCTAAAAAATAACAAAGGCACTGAAGAAAATCGTGTGCGCCATATGGACTATGGTGTACAGTTTAACAAGCTGATGTACGAGCGTCTTATCTCGGGTGGGGATATTACACTATTCAGCCCGCACGATGTGCCAGATATGTACAATGCATTTTTCAACGACCAAGAAAAGTTTAAAGAGCTCTACGAGCGAGCTGAACGCAATACTAAGTTGCGTAAGAAAAGTGTAAAGGCCATTGACCTGTTTACCCGCTTTATGCAAGAGCGCAAGGACACAGGCCGTGTATATCTAATGAATGTCGATCATGCGAATACACACAGTCCTTTTAAAGAGTCAGTGGCGCCAATTAAGATGAGTAACCTTTGCACAGAAATTGACCTGCCTACTGTGCCACTTAAAGATATTAACGACCCAGATGGTCGTATTGCATTGTGTACTCTTAGTGCTATCAATTGGGGCAATGTTAAAACTCCTCGTGACTTTGAGCGTATGTGTAGATTGGCTGTTCGTGGTCTAGATGCATTACTAAGTTATCAAGACTATCCAATCTTAGCAGCCAGATTGGCCACAGAAGAATTCAGACCATTGGGTGTAGGCATCATTAATTTTGCTTATTTCTTGGCCAAACACGAAGTGGGCTACACAGACTCCAAAGCATTGACCATTGTTGATGAGTATGCTGAAGCATGGAGTTACTACCTTATCAAGGCCAGTGCCGATCTCGCCGCCGAACAAGGCCCATGCACTCGCTGGCAAGATCTAAAGTATGCTGATGGCATACTGCCCATTGACAGTAGAAAGAAAGAAATTGACGAATTGGTACCACATCAGGAGCGCATGAATTGGCGTGCGTTGCGTGAGCAGATTCTCAGCACAGGTATCCGTAATGCCACACTAATGGCACTGATGCCTGCAGAGACATCGGCACAGATCAGTAATGCTACCAACGGCATCGAGCCACCGCGCAGTTATGTCAGTGTCAAGCAAAGCAAAGATGGTGTGCTCAAGCAGGTAGTTCCCGAGTATCGTCGTCTAAAGAAAAACTATGAACTGCTATGGAATCAGCGTAGTCCAGAAGGTTATTTGAACATCTGTGCTATCTTACAAAAATATATCGATCAGGGTATCAGTGTAAACACCAGTTACAATCCTCAGTTCTTTGATGACGAAAAAATTCCAATGAGTGAGATGCTTAAACATCTGATTCAGTTTTACAAGTATGGTGGTAAGCAGTTATACTACTTTAACACCTACGACGGACAAGGTGAGATAGATATAGATAAACTGTCGGCAAAGTCTACAGAACCTCTGCGCCAGGCTATAGTCGAAGACCAAGAAAATTGTGAAAGTTGTGTAATATGAAAACTATCCGTGATTATATCAATTTAGTCTACGAATCAGAAGGTGGCATTACTGATCAATGGTTCTCTAACGGTGGCTTTAAAACATACAAAAAACCCAACGAAGAAAAGTATACTGTGGCCGATCAACCTGGTACATTACAGACACTAGAAGGTCCTGTAAAGTACGATGCCGGTTACTATATTCTTACCGGTCCAAAGGGAGAACAATATCCTATTCCTCCCGAGAAGTTTAAAGAACTAAAAGATGATCATGGCAATGGCATCTGCACACCAAAGAAAATTATCAAACTGGCAAAGTTAGCAGACCACAATGGCTCTGTAAACACCAGCTGGGGAGAAAAGTTAAATTATAAATCAGGAGAAGATTATATTGTTCGTCATGGTACCAATGACTACGGTGTAGTCAAAGCTGACATTTTTGCAAAAACATATTCAAAGGCTGAACAATAATGAGCGTATTTAATATTAATAATAAGAAGAAACACACCGAAGCCTTGGCATTCCTGGACCCCAGTGGCCCTGTGACTGTACAAAGATATGAAACATTAAAATATAAACAGTTCGATAAACTCACAGACAAACAACTGGGTTTCTTTTGGCGACCCGAAGAAGTAGATGTTATGCGTGATGCCAAGGACTTTAAAGAGTTAACGCAACACGAACAGCATATTTTTAGCAGTAATCTCAAGCGTCAGATTTTGTTAGACAGTGTACAAGGTCGTAGCCCTAACTTGGCTTTTCTGCCACTGGTTAGCATTCCTGAATTGGAAACTTGGATTCAGACCTGGGCCTTTAACGAAACTATTCACAGCCGCAGTTACACACACATTATTCGTAATGTCTACAGCGATCCTAGTTTGATCTTTGATCAAATGTTAGAGATTGAACCTATTGTTAATTGTGCCCGGGATATCAGTCGTTACTATGATGATATAATTGAGTATGGCGGTTACTACAACCTATTGGGCTACGGCACACATACCATCAATGGACAAGAGCTAGTAGTTGATAGCTATGAGCTCAAGCGTCGACTATGGTTGGCCATTAACAGTGTTAATGCCTTGGAAGGCATTAGATTCTATGTGAGCTTTGCCTGCTCCTGGGCCTTTGCTGAATTAAAGAAGATGGAAGGTAATGCCAAGATCATTAAACTGATCTGCAGAGACGAAAACATACACTTGGGTAGCACACAGACTCTCATTAAATTATTGCCCCAAGACGACCCTGATTTTGCAAAAATCAAAGAAGAAACTGCGGATATTTGTACAGAAATATTCCTCAATGCTGCCGAGCAAGAGAAGCAGTGGGCAGAGTACTTATTCAAAGACGGTAGTATGATAGGCTTAAATAAACAACTGTTATGCGATTATGTTGATTGGTTGACCTGCAAGCGCATGACTGCTGTTGGATTACATTGCGGAATTAAAACTGGCAGTAACCCACTGCCTTGGACAGCCAAGTGGATCGCCGGTGCCGAAGTACAAGTGGCACCACAGGAAACTGAGATCAGCAGTTATGTAGTAGGCGGAACCAAACAGGACGTAACAGAAAACACATTCAAAGGATTTAGTCTATAATGTTAACTGTTTACAGCAAGAATCATTGTCCATTTTGCGATCAGGCCAAGGCTTTGCTCAATAGGAAAAATATTCCTTTTAGCGAAGTAAGAATCGACGAGAACACAGATGCTCGTCAATTTATCGTAGAATCAGGACATAGAACTGTGCCGCAGATTTATAAAGGTACCGAATTGTTTGTTGAGGGTGGATACACTGGGTTAGCCAAACTCACAGACGATGAACTCAAGCAACGATTGGAAAATTAAATGTTAATCAATAAATCAAGTTATAGCCCCGGAGACATCATTGGGCTAAAGTTAGTCAATGGTGATGAAGTAATTGCCAAATTATCTGAGCGCACAGACACGCATTGGGCACTGGAAAGGCCCTGTGTAGTTGTAGGCGGCGCCAAGGGCATCGGCCTTATTCAAGCTATGTTTAGCTTGGACTCGGAAAAAAGTATTAGTGTTCGCGACGAGCATGTAATGATGACCTGTGAGTGCGTGGCACAAATGCGCGATCACTATATCCAAGTAACCACTGGTATTCAGCCTATAACCAAAGGTAGTATTATCACTTAAATACTACTATGGGCGGCCCAGTTACATATTCTCAGATACCTTTTGCCTCTACAGTTCTAGTAGGAGACAACAATGGCACGGCATCCATATCGGGTGCCGCACCTACTCCTACCCCTATAGAAGCAGATCTACTGGTATTTGCCAAAGATGATATCGATGATGGAACACCAGAAGGCCGCGCCAAAGCTGAAAATTATGTTAAGCAACAGATAGCCAATGGAAATTTTAACCAGCAAAGTGTCACCGAAGGCAATAACAGAAAACCCAGTCAAGTGGACAATACTTCTGGCACTGCACCAAACTTAACTCCGGCCAATTGCGATGCTATACATGGCGGTTTTACTATGAGTACGCTAATAGCTCCTGGTATAACTCTGGGTAACTTTATCAAAGATTATCCAGCTATTCCCGGGTGTAAACAAAAAGCTGTGCCAACTCAGTGCGGTCTTAACCCAGCTCAAATAGTTTGTAATCTCAGTCAATTGGCCAATAATGTCTGGATTCCTTTAAAAGCCAAGTATCCAGACATGATAATGACCAACAGTCTTAGACTTGGGGACAAAGTAGGAGCAGGGCCGCATGGCACAGGACAGGCCATGGATGTACAGTTCAACCTTGCTGGCAAAGGAAGCATTCCTCCCAAAGATTACTTTGAGCGAGCACAGTGGATAAAAACTAATATTCCCTATGATCAGATGATTATAGAATATAGCACAGAGCGTGGTTACCTAGTGGCTTGGATACATATTAGCATTTACAAAGACACTGGTGTTAAGGTTAAACCTATTAATCGTGTGCTGACTATGATGAATCATAAACTGACCAACGTTGGATTGGCAAACCTAGGATAAAAATGAGTGCTGGTTTAACTGGATTAATGTTGATAGCTGGAGTAGGTCTTTTAAACAATAAAGGACTAGGGGTCAACAACCGTCTTAAAACTGAAGTACAGAAATTTAATACTACTAATATCAGTGGCCGAGTTCAAGCTAAATTAGAAGGTGCCAGCGAAGAAGTCATTGATGCTTTGGGCACAGCACCATCGTTCTTAACAGGATTTTGTCCACCGGGTATTACCATTGGCAACAGCTCTGATATAACCAATGTACCACAGGCTGTACTTGATCAAGGTAACAGTCTATTTTCTCCTCCGGCGCCCTCTGGTCTGTTGTCTACTTTTAATCTACCAACTAGTTCCGTGTCGTCGTTTACCAGCATATACAGTGCTGCCAGTGGTTACGCCGCACAGACTTTTAGTTTTACTGGATCACTGGCCGCAGCTCAAGGTAAGAATTTTGACGATATGGGATTTCAATTTTCTAACTACACTGATGTAATTTCGGGTGGCGTTACAAATCAATTTGATCCCAAAGGGTTGCCTGCCTTGGCAAAACAGTTGCCTGCCCTGGGTACTATGTTTGACACCAACGATCTATCACGAATCAATGATCCTATTACTCTGGCTCAGAATCTGATTGACCAAGGCTTAGGATATGTAGGCGGTTTAGAAGATAAACTCAACGAGTCACAGATAGATCTATCAGACCCTTATCCTTCTGACACAGACCGAGAAATATTAAGAAACATTTTAGCAGAAATATCAGGTAGTGATTTAGAAGAAGTTTTTTCAGTAACTGAATTTAATCCAGCATACAAAGAAAAAATTACTTCGTTGGCTGATGTCTTGAAAATAGATAATTTGTTTGATAAAGAAGCTTTAAGTGCTCTAGGAGACAATCCAACTCTAGATACATTTGCTAACAAAATGACTAATATTGGAGGCAGTTTTCCAGGTACTGCCAGTATTGGTAAATTTTTTAGCAGCCTAGATCTGAGATCGTTTCCAACTTTGGCCGGCCTGGGAGCTTTACTGCCTGCAGGATTAACCGATGGGTTAACTAACATACTGGGCAAGGGCACAGGTATATTTGGTAATCCTACAGTCAATGACATGACTAGTAGTGCCAGCGGCTTAGAGTATGTTGACTATATAGAGTTCATTAATACCATACAACAAACCTTGCTAAGCCAAGACAGTGATGTACAGGCGTTGGCTGAGTACTTGGACACCGAAGAAGATCTAGATGCAGGTTTATTGACTGTGTTAATTGACAACATAGCTACTAAACCAAATCTACAATCAGTTATTGCCAAAGGCGAAGAATATATTAGAAAAACCGCAGATAAATTAAGCATAGAAAAATCAAATTTATCTGCGGCTGGTATTACCCCAGGGTCCGCAGCCAGTAACAACGGCGGATTATTAAATTTCAGTTCGAATCTTCATGGGCTAGGGGTAGACCCAATGAATTTAGGATTGGGCAAGCAGATTACAGAATTGGCCCAGCCCGGTTTGGAAGGCGAAGCTATGGCGGCTAGTATTGTAGAAGGAAAAAATCTAGGAAAACTAGCAGTGTTTGGCATAGATCCAGGTACTAAAATGGATCCAATGGACTATGCTAAGTCTTTGGCCAATTTAGCTTAGGTTTTATTTACTCTTGCTCAAAGCAGACTTATCTGTTATTATTACTGCTGTTTTGCATCAGTAAATAACTTACCCACAAAAGGAGACCGTTATGTTAGCAGATAATGCTCGCAATCGGATGCTAGTTGTGATGTTGGCGTTAGTTGCGTCGATGTCCATGGGACTTAATATCAAACAATTATTTGAGTTAAGTCACTATAAAAATATGGCGTCCCAGGCTCACCAGGTCATTGAAAACTTGTTGACTATTAGATTAGTCACCAAAGACAGTATTGCAAAGACTCGAGCTATTAGCCCCACTGAACTTCAGTGCATGGCTGAAAATATTTACTTTGAAGCAGGCTCACAGAGCTTGGCTGGCAAGCTGGCTGTTGGCCATGTAGTGTTGAATAGAATGCGTAAGCCTAACTATCCCAACACAGCCTGCGGCGTAGTTAATCATAAAATTGGCAATACCTGTATGTTTAGTTGGAAATGCGAAGGCACAAAGGAAATTCGCAATGCCGGCACTTGGAAACAGAGTCAGCAGGTAGCCTACGACCTTCTCAGCAGAGATCGCAAAGATCTCATTGACATCACTGAAGGCGCTACACACTTTCATAACAAGACTGTACGACCCGGTTGGAATCTAAGGCGTGTTGCAGAGATCGACGATCATTACTTCTACAAGTAAAGATTGAGTAAATATACTTGTGTACTATGAAAGGGGCAGTCATGTCACAGAATGCTAAAATGCTTGAAGTCGATCAATTTAATTCCGCAGATGAAGCCGACGACCTAAACATTGACAATACCGATTACGGCTTCATTGTCAGTGCCGACGGTGAATTGAAAACTTTCTTTTGCCCAGATAACCCAGACGGTTACCCCCCGAAGGCAGTGCAAAAAATTTTTAAGATTTTTAAGATCACTGACCTACGAGAAATCATTCCACAGAGCACAATGATACATTAAACGGTTGACAAAACCGTCAACCGGTGCTATACTAAAGACTCACCCACCGGAAAGGAGTCCTAGATGGCACAAGTCAAATATAACCAGACTCTGTTTAAAGTTGAATTAACCGAATATGATCGTTTCTCTGGGCAGAAACCCTGGGATACTGTTTACTTCGATAATGAAACTGAAGCC